ATCAGTAACTAGAGATATAGTTCCTAAAACACTTGTTCCTACTTGCCCTGTAGGAGTTACATTAGCTTCACCATCTACAAGAACCGACAAAGATCCTACTGATGCTGTTACTCCTGGTACAGAAGCTATTGCTTGAGCATTTACACCAGCTACGGGTGCGCCTGTTGTTGCTGCTGCGGGTGCAGTAAGCGTAACGGGTATGGTTCCTTCGCCAAAAGCAAGTTCTCCAAAACCAGCTCTACCCCAACCGCTTAGTAGCTGAGCCATTTTACGCTATTCTTATAATCGCTGTACTTGCTGCTGCTGCTGGAAAAACAATAGTAAAGTCACCTGAAGTAGAGGTTTTATCTCCACCAAAATCTATAGCAGCTACAGATTTATCACCATTGGTGTCGTTATAAATCATACAACCTCTAGCGGTTATAGTTGCTGTACCAAAAGTTAAATCTGCAAAGTCTGTAAAGCCTGTTGTTCCAGAACTTGTTGGTGCTACTTTGGTTAAAGCTGCTCCACCAGAAGTGTAATTTGTACCACTGGCCTGTCCTGTTGTAGTAAAAGCCGTAGTTGCAGCTCCTAATGTAGCTGAACTTGTGTATAAAGCTAACTTAAAAGCATTGCC